CCGATAACCACTTTGAAGAAACTCCAGTAGACGCTAAAACATTTGTTGAGTCACCAGATTATTTGGGGCAGCCTGGTTTATCAGATATTCAATATGACATTGTTGAAGCAATGAGTCAGATTTATAGAAAAGAAGATCTTAAAATAATAATGGGTGAAGAAGAGGGGGCAAAGTATTTTGAAAAATATACAAAGAACGAAATCATCTTACAACTGGGGAAGGGTAGCGGTAAAGATTTTACTTCCACTGTTGCTTGTGCTTATATTGTTTACAAACTACTTTGTCTTAAGGACCCTGCAAAATACTTCGGAAAGCCATCTGGAGACGCTATAGACTTAATCAATGTTGCCATTAACGCACAGCAAGCAAAGAATGTTTTCTTTAAAGGCTTTAAATCAAAGATTGAAAGATCACCATGGTTTGCTGGTAAGTATGAGGCAAAGGTAGACTCTATCAGTTTTGATAAGTCTGTAACCGTTTACTCTGGTCACTCAGAAAGAGAATCACATGAGGGACTTAATCTTTTGCTTGCAGTTCTTGATGAGATTTCAGGTTTTGCATCTGAAGTAGCAACAGGTAATGAGCAAGGCAAAACAGCAGATAATATTTATAAGGCTTTCCGTGGATCTGTTGATTCTCGTTTCCCAGATCTTGGCAAAGTAGTTCTTCTTTCATTCCCAAGATACAACGGAGATTTTATTTCTGAGCGGTATGAAGCAGTAATTGCTGAAAAAGAAACAGTGTCAAAAACACATAGATTTATTGTTAATCCATTACTTCCTGAAGATGATAAAGATAATTGGTTTGACATTGCTTGGGATGAAGATCATATTAAATCATACAAGTACCCTGGAGTATTTGCTATCAAAAGACCAACATGGGAAGTAAATCCAACAAGAAAAATTGATGATTTTAAGATTGCTTTTATGACAGACCTTGGAGATGCAATGATGCGTTTTGCTTGCGTTCCTACATATGCTTCTGATGCATTTTTTAAGCAGGCAGATAAGGTAAGAGCCTGCATGAGTATTAGAAATCCTCTTGATACCTTCAGAAGGTTTGAAGAAAACTTTAAGCCAGATCCAGAAAAGGTTTATTTTGTTCATGCTGACCTTGCACAAAAGCATGACAAGTGTGCAGTAGCAATTGCACATGTTGAACGATGGGTGAACATACAAGTAATAAAAGATTACGAACAGGTTGCACCTATTGTTGTTGTTGATGCCGTTGCTTGGTGGGAGCCAAAAGTGGAAGGTCCAGTAGATCTTTCTGAGGTAAAAAAGTGGATTATAAATCTTCGTAGAGAAGGTTTTAATATTGGTATGGTTACATTTGACCGTTGGCAATCCTTTGATATTCAACAGGAATTAAAAGCGGTAGGAATGAGAACTGATACCGTTTCAGTAGCCAAGAAACATTATGAGGATTTGGCTATGATGGTTTATGAAGAGAGAATCGCAATGCCTATGATTCCTTTGCTTCTTGAGGAGATGAGTGAGCTTAAGATTATGAAAAATAATCGTGTTGACCATCCCCGCAAGAAGTCAAAGGACTTAGCAGATGCCGTTTGTGGGGCGGTATTTGGGGCAATATCACATACAAGTAGGGACTCTAATCTAGAGATTGAGGTCCATACATGGAGTTCTGCCACACGACTTGCAGAAAAGCAAAGCAGTATGGTAGAATTGGAAACTAGGGATACACCTGACGATGTTAGGGATTACCTAGATGAATACAAACTAATATAAATACAAGGAGAAAAATGAATTCATTAAAGAAGATTGCTCTTGTCTTGGCTGCAGCCATCATGGGCACACTAGTAAATGTTCCTGTAGCTTCTGCTGCGCCTATGTCCGTTGCTTTGACAGTAAATGGATCTGCGCCTGCAACTGCTGGAACTTCAACAACAACTGCTGTAGAACTTCCAGTTCCAGCAGATAACTCAGTAGATGCTGCTGATGCTCTTAGATTCGTAGTTACTGTTGATACAGGAACTGCTGTAACAGCATCTGCAACAAATGCAACTATTATTCTTGCAACTGCAACTGCTGCTGCTCCAGTAACTGCTTCAAGCGGTTCTGCTAGCACATCAATTGCAACAGGAACTGGTACAACTGCAACATTTTTTGTTTATACAAAGACTACAGCAGTAGGTACTGTTTCTATTACAAACCAAGGTGAGACCAAGGTTTATTATGTACAAGGCGCTGTAGGGAAGATTAATACACTTTCCGTTGCTGGTGCTGAAGTTGGATCAACTGGTTCACAGGTAACTCTTACAGTTACTGCAACAGATGTATTCGGAAATAAGGTTTCTGGAAAGTCTATTACTGCTGTAGTTGCTAATGGTACTCTTGATACAACAACTGCTACAACTGGAGTAAGCCTAACAGACTTTGGTACTCGTGACTTTAAAGTTACACTTCCAACCACTGGTTCGTCTGCTGTAATTTTCTCAGTAACAAACTCATCGGATCTTGCAACTGCTGTAACTGGTTTCAATACAGTTACATCTTCTGTTGCTAGAACAATTGCAGTTCGTGATCTTGCTGCAGAACTTGCTGCTGCACAGGCTGCACTTGCTACTGAAAAGGCTGGACGTGCTGCTGATAAGGTTGCTGCTGATGCAGCCCTTGCTGCTGCTAAAGTAACTGCTGATGCTGCTGCTTTGACTGCTGCTGCAGAATTGGCAAAGGCTAAGGCTGATGCTGTAACTGCTGCTGCTAAGGCAGTAACAGATGCTGCTGCTGCTAAGGCTGCTGCTGATAAGGCACTTGCTGATACAGTTGCTGCTAAGGATGCAGAGATTGCTAAGTTGAAAGCAGATAATGCTGCTGCACTTGCTGCAATTAAGAAGTCATTTAACGATCTTGCAAAGAAGTGGAATGCAAAAAATCCAAAGGCAAAGGTCGCACTAGTTAAGTAATTAACTATTAAAAATCGG